GAAACACAGCCTCCGGCTGTTTCTGATACTCCAACGGCACAGGGATAAACACAAAACATGGGCTGCTAATAACTCGAAGTCGCCCAACGAGAAAGGATTTATAGCATGGACGAAATGACCACAGAAACCTCGGCTGCTAATGCTGATGCAGTTATCGATGCTGCACCAGAGGGAACCGCCACCCCGACAGACACGGCATCTACCGAAACCACTACGATTGAAACCCCGGTCGACGCTCCACAGGAAACGGAAACGCAGATTTTTGCACATCGGCTCAAGGAAAAAACAGCCGAAGCCGAAAAAGCGGCCTTTGACAAAGTAAACGCCGTTATTGCAAAGCTCGGCGGCATCACGCCAGAGGGAACGCCGATAGAGACATTTGAGGATTTGCAGCGAACGCTTGACTATCAGGAGATGCAGGCAAAAGCGGCTGAACAGAACGTGCCGGTTGAGCTTTATTCGAGACTTACGCAAGCGGAGCAGGACGCTCTGGAAGCAAAGACTATGCTTTCGGAGTATCAGCGCAAAGACGCTCTTGCAAAAGAAGCGGAAACGCTCACGGCTGACCCTAAATGGGGGACGTTCTACAAGGCGCATGAAGCGGACATCAAAGCTGCGGCAGACCAGTTCAAGTGCGACCTCGGAACCGCAAAATTGATTGTCTATGACAACGTCGGACCCGAACAAGTTGACGAGGCGGCGATTGCAAACAAAGCAATTCAAGAATTTGTCGAGGGGAAACGTACATCGTACAAGCCGGTAGAGGGAAGCGGCGCGACACCTACACAAGTAGTGGCTGCGCCTAAGACATGGGCAGACGCAAGAGAGGGTTCAAAAGCAATCCTCCGCGCTCTGCGCGAACAAACATAAGGAGTGAAATATAATGGCAGGTTCTACACTTTCTACATTTGACGCAATTCTCAAAACGCAGTATCTCGGCCCCATCCGCGAACAGCTCAACAGTTCTTCCGTTCTGTATTCCAGACTGGAAAAGAACGAGGACTCCGTTGTCGGTAAAAACTTCACCATCCCCCTGCACTACGGCCGCAACGAGGGCGTTGGCGCGAGAGCTGAGGGCGGTACGCTTCCGGATGCTGGCAATCAGGCATACAAGGAATGTATCGTCCCGATGAAATACCAGTACGGACGCATTCAGATCACCGGCCCCACCATCAAGGCGGCAAGAACGAACGATGGCGCGTTCCTTCGTGCGGTCGATTCCGAAATGCGCGGCCTTGAGAGGGACATGAAGTCGTCTATGAACCGTCAGGCGTTCGGTGACGGCACAGGCGCGCTGACCGTCTGCGGCACTACTTCCGCAAGCACAAACATTGTTGTTGCTTCTACAGCGAAGCTCCGTGTCGGTATGCCGATTGATGTTCTCGTTACATCGACCGGAGCAACAAGCACTGGCGCGGCTGGACGCACAGTTTTGTCTGTCACCGACGCAACGCACTTTGTTATTTCCGGCGCAGCGATTACCACTGACAACACTTTCTCGGTGTACACTGCCGGTTCTCGCGGCATTGAGATGATGGGTCTTGCGGGCATCGTTTCTGCGACTTCCACGCTGCAGGGGCTTGACGTTGCCACATATCCGTGGTGGAAGGCAACGGTGCTTGCAAACGGCGGCACGAACCGCGCAATCTCCGACACGCTGCTTCAGACGGCGATTGATACCCTTGAAGCCAATTCGAGCGGCATGTGTACGGCGATGTACACGTCTTTCGGCGTTCGCAGAGCGTATCAGGCGCTCTTGACCGCGACCAAACAGCTGGTGAATACGCAGAAGCTGCAGGGCGGCTATGAGGCAATCAGCTATCTCGGCGGCTCTCACGGCATGATTCCGATTATCGCCGAAAAGGACGCTACCGCAAACAAGATTTTCATTGTTGACGAGGACGAGCTGGCAATCTATCGTCTGGCGGACTTCGACTGGATGCAGGAGGACGGCTCTGTTTTGTCCCGCGTTTCCGGCGTTGACGCTTATGAGGCCGTGCTGTATGTCTATCAGGAGCTCGGAACGTCGATGCGTAACGCACACGTTCTGCTTTCGGACATCACGGAAGCATAAGCACAACTCAACAGGGGGCGGCTTCATAACCGCCCCCATTCCATGAAGGTGGATGCATGAGAATAGAAACGAAGTTTTTCGGCATAGACAAAAACGGGGCGAATTGCGATGAAATCCGCCCGATACTGCAAAGCATAGACCCTTTGTTTGAGATTGAATTCAATTATGATACAAAATCATACATTATATATTTCAACGGCGGCTTTTTCCAGTCAACCAAATACGACGAATTCACAAGGGAAACAATAGAACGCATAGGCGAGGTTTATTACATAAACACGCACGGCGACATTCTGAAAGAAGTCGAAACAAACAACGAAAAAATAGACAAGTCCAAAGAGCGAGAGCGCGACGACATGGTGCATGAACTTGCAAAGGACATGAAAACGGCAATACTAAAGGAATTTTAAGGCGGTGAGTTAATGGCAATCACTCTGCAAACGATGATAACCGAAGCGGCGGACTACATAAAGGCCGACACTGACGATGATGATTTCTCGGCTGTCGAGACAAGACTGATTTCGGCAATCAATGAAGCGAAAAACATCATAGCGCAGCGTACAAGGCTCACCACAAGCGAGAACGTAACGCTTGATAACAATTCATGCTTTGACGTGTCGACGCTCACAAAGCCGTTCTGGGGGCTTGTAAGCGTTAAATACTCAGACGGCAATGTTTACACAAGCGAACAGAATGGGCTGATATGGTGCAATGTATCCCCGCTTGAAACTGTCGCCGTTGAATATGAGTACATTCCGGCAGATATGACGGCGGTCACGGACGCTTATCCGTTTCCCGCTTCCGTATCGTGGAGACTTTTATGCTACTATGCGGCGGCTCGGTATTATGAGATAAAAGGAACTTCAACGTCGCTGGACAAAATGCGTTACTGGCAGAATGAATTTGAAACGGGCGTGAACGCTTTAAAGGGCGGCGGAAAGATGGCACGGCGCAGAATAAAGGCGACGTACAATTATGGTGATTGCGAATGA